CGCACCCCCGCCGAGTGGCTGGCGTTCGGCATCGCTCACGACACCAAGATGTGTGATGTCTACAACAACACCGACCACACCGGCGACGAGTCCTCAAGTGATTTCCGCCTGCTTTCCAAACTGGCGTACTGGCTCAACCGCGACGAGACGGCGGTCCTCGCTGCGTTCATGGCGTCCCCGTGGACGCGGACAAAGGACGCCGCGCACGCGAAGAAGTTGGAGCGCGCGGACTACCTGCCCGACTCCGTAGCGAAAGCCGTGATGCTCTGTTCCTCCACCGCCAACGAGAGTGCGCGGCAGGACGAGACGAAGGCGGTGCGTTTTTTCACGCAAGCCCCGCTCGATGAGGAGGGAGAGGACTTCCCCCTCAAGGACTACACCGACCTAGGCAACGCTATCGCTATGGGTCAGGTATACGGTGAGGGTCTATGTCATGCGCCCGAGTGGGGCTGGTGCTTCTTCAACGGGTCGCGGTGGGAGACGGATGTCACCTTCCGCGCGATGAACGCCTCGCGTGATATCTCCATCGCTCTGATGGATAGTGCGAAAGCATGGGTCGCGAGAGTCACGGACGCGCTCGACGCCGACGGACTGGCGGCAGACTCCGAGGAGGGTAAGCGCAGGCTCAAGCCCGCGCATACACTCTACGCCCACGCGCTGAAATCTCAGTCAGAGCACGGCATCACCGCGATGGTCACGCTCAACAAGTCGTACATGCTCGCGCCCGCCGACACATTCAACACCGACCCGTGGCTGCTCAACACCCCGACGGGTGTGGTGGACCTCAAGACGGGCGAGGTCATGCCGCACGACTCGAAGTACCGGCTCACCTATTCGAGCGCGGTAGCACCTCAGACTATGCCTACGCCCATGTTCGATGCGTTTCTGGACAAGGTGTTCTGTCACGACCCCGACCTCATCGAGTTCGTGCAGACCGTGTTCGGCTCCGCGCTCGTTGGTAAGGTCTATACCGAAAACCTAATCATAGCCAACGGATGTGGGAGTAACGGCAAGTCCACGCTGTTCAATACGATACAGTATCTCCTAGGAGATTACGCGACATCCATCGACCCCAACCTGCTCATGGCGTCCAAGCCGACCGAGCAGGCTGTGGGGATGGCGATGATGCAGGGCAAGCGGTTCGCTGTGGCACAGGAGACCGAGGAGGGTCAGCGGCTCTCCTCCTCCATGCTCAAGCGTATGGTGTCCACGGACGTGATGGTCGCCAAGAAACTCTACAAAGACCCCCACGAGTTCACACCGTCGCACACGCTTGTGCTGAGTACGAACCATCTGCCGAAAATCAGCAGCACCGACACGGGCACATGGCGACGCATCATCGTCCTACCATTCGAGGCGGTAATCCTACCATCGGAGATAATCACCGACTTCCACTCGCTGCTGATGGAGCGCGAGGGTGCGGGTATTCTCCAGTGGTGCGTCGAGGGTGCGGTCAAGTTCTACGAGATGGGGTGTGACATCCCAATCAAGCCCGAGGCGGTCATGCGCGTGAGTGCTGAGTACCGCGTTGACGAGGACTGGGTGGCTCGGTTCACGGGTGAGTGCTGCACCGCTGGCGACCCGCACGACGAGACGGTGTTGTTGAAGCACAACGACCTGTACCGCATCTACCAGCATTGGGCCAAGAACAACGGCGAATACGTCAGGAGCACCAACGCGCTCAGTCGTGCGCTCCAGACATCCGGTTGGCTCGGGAAGCAGAAGTGGTTTGACGAGGACAGCAAGGCGACAGTAAAAGTGTGGTTCGGCTATGCGATGCTTGATGGTGGACGGAAGTTCACACTCACACAGGGAGGGACGGCATGACGCGAGGTCATCTGGACTACGACGTGGACCTGTTCGACGACCCGCTCGATGATGACTTCGACGAACTTGACGGGTTTCATCGAGTAGTTGACATCTCCCACGATGACGTGTATGGTGATGTCCCCGAGTGTGACTTCGGGTTCGGAGACAGCGACGGGTACTGTATCAAATCGAAGTATGGTTGTCACATAGTTGGCTGTCCGTACGCGACAGAAATCAACTGATTGGGGTGAACGATGAGCGTCTGGGAGTCTGACACGCGTGACCCGAAGGATTGTCCAGACCCGAGTGTCCACGGCAATCCGTTCCGCTACTGCCCGTACTGCTCGTGGATGGAGGAGCCTACGCCCATGACCTTCACCGACCCGAACAGGCCGCTGTCCTACTCCTCGGCGAGCGCCCCGCCCGTCATCACCGACGACGCGGTGCAGGAGGCGCTGGACGACTCGCATCTTTGCCCCATCGGATACTGTTTCGTGTGCGACGATGTACATGCAATCATCACCACCGTACTCGCTGACCGTGAACAACAGGCGAAGCGCGCAATAGCGGCAGAACTCGAAGCGGAGTCGCTGGCGCTCGACGTATGCGGTATGGGCAATCGGCAGATGGAGTTGGAAGCCGAGGGCGAACGACTGCGGGACCGGCTTGTCGTGATGACCGAGGACCGCGACCACCATCAGCGTGTTGCGACTTGGTTCGCTAGGATGCTCAACGACCACGACACCCCAACAGAAATCAACTGAGGGGCACAGACACATGTCAAAGCAATCGGTTCCCTGTCATCGTTGTGGATTCCCCGCGCGCAGGGGCGCGCTACCTATCATCTGGCGCTGCGACGAAACTGGTACTGGACGCGCAGCGTTTTGTAGTGTAGCGTGTCTAGAAGCGGCACTCGGAGGACATCTCCGCGAGCCGTGGCGCACACTTCAACTAGCAGTCGAGGATGCAACCAAACCTTCTCAATAGGAAAGCCAAGGTTCATCACCATGACGCAGGAACTCTATTTCTACGACACCGAGACTTTTGCACACGACAACCTGTTCGTCTTTCGCCGTCGGCGGGATGGGGTCGTCTATTCGTTCTGGAACGACCCCGACGGGGTTCAAGACTTCGTAGCACTGATGAATCCAATCCTCTGTGGCTACAACACGCAGGGATATGACCAGTACATTCTGAAAGCCGCTCTCCTTGGGTGGACGCCAGAAGAAATCAAAGTCGTCAACGACACCATCATCCATGAGGATGACCGGACTTTGGTTTGGGCGTTGTTCAACGGGTCGCCGTGGGTTGACCTTCCCGTGAGCATTGACCTCTGGCCCGACATCGTTCCGCGCAAGGGTCTCAAAGAGATTGAGTCAAATATTGGAATGTCCATCGTGGAATCATCGGTACCTTTCGATATCGACCGAAGACTGACAGACGCCGAGCGCGACGAGGTACTGCGGTACTGCCAGCATGATGTCGAAGCCACGGAAGCGCTGTACGCGCTGAGGTTCGACTATCTCAAAGCAAAGACCGACCTCTGTGAACTCGCCAACATCGACCCACTCACGATGTTGAAGCACACCAACGCACGCATCGTCAGTGAAGTCATGGAGGCTGTCCGTACCACTCCGACGTTCGAGACCTACACCATCCCCGAGAACATAGATATCACGACCATCCCAGATGATGTAGTTAACTATGTCATGGCGCTGAATACCGACAACTGCACCGACAAGTCGTACCCGTCGCTGGAGTTCCTGTTCCACGACTGCCCGACCGTCGTGGGGCTTGGTGGCATCCACGCCGCCGTGCCGTCGTATCAAGAACACGCGACCGACGAGCGGGCTATCCTGATGCAGGACATCGGGTCGTACTACCCGTCTCTCATTATCAACAACGGCTACATGTCCCGAGCGGTCCCCGACGCGAGTGTCTACAAGCGGTTCTACGACACGCGCATGGCTGCAAAAGCGATGGGTGACAAGGCGACAGCCGAGGCCGCGAAACTTGTGTTGAACACGACGTACGGCACGATGAAGGACACCTACAACAAGATGTTCGACCCGATGCAGGCTACGCGAGTGTGTCTGTCGGGACAACTCTATATCATCGACCTCATCGAGACCATGTACCGCGCGGCAGGAGACGGCCTGACGCTCGTGCAACTCAACACCGACGGATGGGTCGTTTCGTGCCCCCGCGAGTCTCTACGGACCGTACAGCAAGCCGTGGAGGCATGGCAGGCCCGGACGGGGCTGGTCGTCGAGACCGACGAGGTTGCCATCATCGTGCAAGCCAACGTGAACAACTATGTTCTGCGCTTCGCCGACGGCAAGACCAAGGCGAAGGGCGGCGTCGTCACACACGGCGTACGGCAAGACAAAGAACATAAAGGTGAGATAGGCAACGGGGGCGACTTCAAGTCTAACTCGGCAACAATCATCGACGAGGCGATACTGTCATTCCTGCTGGACAACGTGCCCATTTCAGACACGATAGATGCCTGTTCTGACATCGAGCGGTTCCAAATCGTCGCCAAGGCAGGACGGACGTTTTCCAAGGTCGTGCATGTACGGTGGTTGCTCGACGGGTACGGCGATGAGGTTGATAGCGCCGAGGACGAGACTCAGCGGTGTAACCGGGTGTACGCCACGACCGATTTGGATGTGGGCGGCATCTTCAAGGTCAAGATGGAGGACGGAAAGGAGACGGGTCGGTCGCGTATCCCGCTCACCCCCGAGCACTGTTTCGTGGACAACGAGAACCTGTGGCAGAAGAATGGCGATTTGGCATTGACAACGCTCGACAAGTCGTGGTACGCTGCTCTGGCAACAGAAAAAGCCAAGGCATTCATCACCCGAGACAAGAAGGAGAAGGACCAAATGGCAACTGTAGAGGAAACCACCAACGAGTTGAAGGACAAGCCCAAGCCGACGCGCAAGGCAAAGGACACCGTGGTCGAGACACCGGCAATCCCGTCGTTCGCCGAGAAGTTGCTGACACTCAACGCGATGATGCTCACAGGCAGCACGGGGGTTTCGTTTGACAAGGTGGTCTCGGTCGGCGGCGGTTCGTCCGTCGAGTACGCCGACACGCAGCAGTACAAGTCGTGGTTCGCGCAGGCGTGCCAGAAGGTCGGGTTGGTCGCCAAGTTCGACATCTCGACTCGTTTTCTCGGAGTCGTCACGCCAGAGGGAAAGACTCCCTCCTACGGCGCGCAGGCCGATGGGTTCATCGCGCTGCGTGACGTGAACCAGTTTGAGGCAATGGAGACGTATGAGGTCTCAGGTTTCGGCGCGAACGTGCAGCCGGGATTCTGCAACGGCGCGGCGCAGACCAACGCGCTTCGCAACTTCTTGCTCAACAACTTCATGCTCGACAACAAGGGCCGCGAGGGCGACGACCAAGCATTCAACGCAGCCACCGACAACAGCGCGAAGAACGGGTATGTCGCACCCGCAGCCAAGGCTGAGATGAAGCAGGGCATCGCCGCCGACAAGGCCGAGGCCGCGTCGTTCGCCACGGACATGTTCGCCAAGGCGCTGTACGACAACATCATCGCGGCTCAGAAGGTAGACCCGAAGTTCTGCGTCAAGATGGTCGCCGAGCACTTCGCCGCTGACGGCACGCCGCTGCTCGGTGCGAACGGCAAGTCCACCCTCGCGAAGGACAAGGCCGTCGCCACCCTGACCCGTGCCGAGGAAATCATCGCTACCGCGCCGAAGTCCGAGGACGAGTAGTCATGGCCGAGAGAGCCGCGTGTTATATCTGTGGGGCGCGGGTCGAGACCCGAGCGTTCGAGACGGTGGAAACCTCGTCCACGTTGAACAGTCTCCACGTCTCATCTCCCGATGCGTTGATTAACAATCGAAGGTACGTGTTGTGTCCCTATCACATGAGCGACATCATTCGTGTCATCGAGACGATGGGAAATACAACCGGGCCGATTGTCCTTGATAAGATTGTAGAGATTCCCAATGCCTAAGTTCAAGCCGTGGGAGTTCGTCACCGACAACACGATTCGTGTGTCCACAGGACCGACGAGCAACCCCAAGAAGATGACGGGTACGCGCCTCGGTGCGATTCTCGGAGTCAACAAGTACAAGTCCGACTTTGGTGCGTGGTGTGAGATTTGCCGAGTCGCAGAAGACCCGTTCGTCGAGTCGAAGTACACCCGCGCCGGTATCGCCATCGAGCCTATCTTGATGGCGTGGTGCAAGGAGAACGTCAGTCCGTACATCGTGACACCCGAGCAATGGTTCGGTACTTCCGAAAAGTTGTACGACCACTTCCCGAGCGAACCTGTGTTCGGTGGCATGTGGGACTTCCTCGTGCTAGACAAGCCGTGGAAGGGCGCGCGCACAGGGGTCAAGATAGTCGGCGTCGTCGAGGCCAAGACCTCCTCCCGTCCGCAGGACTGGGTGGACGGTGTTCCCGAGTCCTACGCGGTACAGGCGCTTGAGTACGCCTACCTGCTTGAAGTGGACAGGGTGTTCGTCCCTGTGGCATTCCTGAACGACGAGGACTACGACCACCCCGAGAAGTTCGTCTGTACGGACACCAACACGTTCCTCTACGAACTGAAGGTCTCCGAGAGCGACATCGGCAACCAGATGACCTGCGCGATGGATTGGCACGAGCATCATGTCGTAGGCAACGTCTCGCCGACGTTCGACGAGAAGAAGGACAAGGTGTTCTTGCAGGTGCTCCGCAAGTCCGAAGTCAAGAGTGACGGACTGGAGACCCTAGCAAAGCGGGCTGCTATCCTCGAAGCCAAGATAGAAGCCGCAGTTGCTACTGCCGGACTGGCGGAGATGGAGAAGGAACTCAAGGGTCTCAAAGACTCAATGAAGCCTGCCTTCATAGTGCTGTTCAAGGATACCGACGACACAGTTTCCGCCTACGGGTGGAAGGTCAAGAAGTCAACTCGCGACGCAATCGACAAGGAGCAGATGGCAGCAGACAACATTCTGGAGAAGTACACCGTTCAGACAATCAGTTACACCATGACCAAGGAGAAGGCACATGCCTAATGTAACAGGACGCGGCAAGCCCACGTCGTTTCAGATGCTCCCCGAAGGCCCGCACACGCTTCACATCACGAACGTCAAGGGACTTCCTCGTGACAACGTGACCGTCGTTACGATGGAGATGGTCAACAAGGACGGCCTCGGATTCAAGGGTAAGTACCCGCAGAAGTACGACCTCACGAGCGACGGCGGTTGGACCGCCTTCTATTTCCTCGTGCTGAACAGCCTCGGCATCGACATCAACGAGGGCGATTCGTTCAACATCGACCAGTTGGAAGATACCTACGTTGAAGTCGAAATCATCCACAAGGACGGCACGAAGCCACGCGAGGATGGTTCGTTCCCCGTATTCACGAATATCAAGGCGACCATCGGCAAGGGTATCCCGTTCGGTGACGACACCCCCGTCGAGTCTGCGGACGAGGACTTCGAGTAAGATGGCAAACACTTACAGTAGTGCGTCATTCGATATCACGGGGTATCCATCGGCGACGATTGGGTGCTGTGCCGAACCGTGTCAGCCCAAACTAACCATCGGCGACCGCGTTCGTATTCGCGCGGGCTACGAGGGCGCTGGCTCGTGGGGGTTCTACCGAGGCAAATCGCTGAACGACGCGGCTAAGGCGAACATCACATGGGGTTCATCCACCAATAAGGACAGCATCCTCGCCGAGTCCATCGAGTTGTACCCGTACACCCGCGAGGAGCGCATCGCGCGGGCCATCGAGGACTTGAACGAGTTGCTGGACCCGTCCTATCCCGGTACCGAGATGACCGACATCGACACGGCGTGCATCTACGCCATCGTTGATGCGGGGGTCTAGACAGCAATGGGTCAAGCCGAGTCCACGGTTCAGGCAGACATCCTAGCCTACATCCGAGGGTGCGGCGGGTACGCCGTGAACATCGGGGGCAACGCCTCAATGGCGAAGGGCACCCCCGATGTTCTGGCGTGCTACAAGGGCGTGTTTCTCGGGCTGGAAGTGAAGAAGCCCGAGGAGTCCTACGGACTCACCACGCCGCAGCGAATCCGCCTCAAGCAGATAGCGAAGGCTGGCGGAGTGTCGTGTAGCGTCGCCTCGGTGGATGATGTGGCGCGTGTCATTCGACTGATAGACGAGAGAGGACGGCCATGAGCAGAATCTTCCTGAGCAAATCGACGCAAATCCACAATGCCTACAGTGGGGGCAGCACCGAGGCTATCCAGATGGATGCCGTTGTTGACCTCGTGCCGCCGCTCCTGCGTGCCGAAGGCCACACCGTCGAAGTCGGCGAGGGTAAATCGTGGCAGGAGCAGGTCGCGCTAGGTAACTCGTTCATGGGCGCAGCGGGCCGCTACTACGCCATCCACTC